ACTTAATGACCTGCTCGAGCGTGTCTGGCGATTGCATCAGGGCCGGCTCGTTGACGGCGATCCATGCCAGCAGCGGGATCATCAGGGTGTCGGCGTGGGCGGCGAAATCCAGCACGACCAGGTTGATGTCGTAGCGGTAGTCGAACGAGAGTCCGCCACCCAGACGACAGCCGATTGCGCCGCGCTCGATGAAGACCAGCAGGTTCTGCGGCTCTTTTTTCAGGTGCGGCACTTTGGCGACAAGGTGGGCGCGCAGGCCTTCGGCTTTTTTCATGGTTTACCAGGTCCAGCCGAGTTTGATTCGCGCGTCGACGGTGCCGGGGTCGCCGGGCGCGGAGCGCGAGTGGTTGATTTCGAGGCCGACGCGCACGCGTTCGAGGTCGCGGTCGATCCACGCGCCCCACGCCTGCTGCGGCGGGCTGTAGCTGACGCCGCCCGCCCACTTCCGGGGCTGCGCCGTGTAGGACGTTTCGACGGGGATGTCATGCCCGCCAAGGATTTCGCCGTCAACGGCACGGACCTGCAGGCGGCGCGACTGGTCGGGCATGCGCAGCAGGGAGAGATCGAGCTCGACGGGGGGGCACAGGTCGGCCAGCTCGCGATCGGAGAGGCCCATGTGACGCAGCCAGTCGGTGGGGGCTGTCTGGCTGGGCGTGGCGCGCGCGGTAACGCGTGCCACGCGCTCGACCTTCGCGCCCTTCGGCACGGCCATGCCGGAGGTGGCGCGCGGATCTGTGGCGCGGCGTTCCAGCAGGCTGCTGCCGTCGGGCAGCTTTTCGGCGGGCGCGGGCTGCTCGACGATGGGGCGCGGCCACGGCCAGTAATGCCAGGCGGCCAGGCCGACCAGGGCGACCAACAACAGCAGCGCGGCCGGCAGGTAGCGGCGAATCATGCGGCCACCGCCTCGCGTGCGTGGCGGTCGTAGGCCCGCTGCAGCTTGGTGTCGTAGAGGTTGGTTTTATAGGCCGGGCCGTTGTAGCCCCTGGCGAAGTCGGCCCACTTGCGGGCCGTGAGAGCCTTGTGCAGGGCCGCGTCGGCCAGGATGAAGCGCACGAATGCGTCGAGCTGCGCGGCTTCGTTGCGCGACATGGCCGACACGAACTCGTCGATGCTCTCGTACCCAAGCGCGCGCCAGTGGTAGCCCATGATCTGGAATGCGCCCCACGAGGCGGATTCGCAGGCGATGGCGCGGTCGATCTGTTTCGCGAGCTGGAGGCGGAACCATTCCAGGTCGCCGCCCTTGTAGCCGCCACGCCGGCGACTGATCAGATCCGGGTAGCGCGCGCCGAGCGCGTCGGCATCATGGCCAGCGGCGGCCAGCCGGGCGTGCATGACGTGACGCTCGAACAGCACGACGGGGTTGCCGGTGGGCAGGAAGCCGAGACCGCGGCTCTCAACCTCGGTCACGGCCATGAGCGCGGCGACCTGCACGCCCAGCGTGGCGGCTGCGGAATCGATGTCCGACTGGGCCAGCAGCAGAGACGGCCGATACCCGATCTGCAGGGCAGCCAGGGTTTTAGGCCCCGCAATGCCGTCGGCAACCAGACCGACGCGGCGCTGGAATTCGCGCACGGCGGTTTCGGTGTTGTCGCCGAACCATCCGTCGCGCTCGATGGCGAAGCCGGCGGCGGCCAGCTTCGTCTGCAGGTCGCGCACGTCGGCGCCGGTGTCGCCGTTTACGAGCTTATTCGGCATGGCTGCGGCGCCGGGCGATGAACTGATACAGCCGGCTGGCATCGCCCGTCCAGAACAGGGCGGTTACGTTGCCGCGACTGGCTGACAGCGCGGCCAGCAGGATGCCGAGCATGAACAGTTCGGCCAGGTTGGTGTCGCCGCGCCCGACGGACAGGGCGTAGCCGGCATCGATCGCCAGCCAGGCTGCGGCGATGATCAGCAGGTAGGCGATGGCGGCGGCGATGGGGCGATGCACGCCCCCGCTACGCTGATACAGCAACACGCGCAGGACGATTGCGGTGCACAGCAGCACCTTGAGGCTGAGCAGGATGGTCATCATGGGGCCCTTCCACGGAACAGGTTGACGATCTGGTCGAGGTCTCGCGCCAGCAGCCAGCGCAGGTTTTTAACCGTGAGCGTTGACGCGAGCAGCGCGCCGACACCATGGTTTATGGTGAGCGGCACGGAAAACAACTTGATGAAAAACGCTTCGAGCAGGTTGGACAAAAACGCCGCGAGCAACAGGCCGGAGACGAACGCGACGAGCAGGTAGCCGATTTTTTTGGCGGTTGAAATGTCTTCGTCGGCCAGCACGAAAACCACGCTGCCGGCGAAAGCGCCTAGCACCATCGCGGCGTCGAGGCCGGGGATGACCGACAGCGTGGCGGCGCCGGCGACCAGCGCGACTTGCAGGGTTGATGCGGGTTCGGCCATGGTTTAGTCCCAGAGTTGTAGCAGCGGTTTTTCGGTGGCTGCCGGCACGCGATCCGGCAGCTCGACTTCGGTACCCATCGGCAGCACGGCGCCGAGGTCGGCCAGGCCAGGGTTGGCCCGCAGCACGCTTTCGACGATGTCGGTGCGGCGCAGGTGGCGGTGGCAGATGAGGTCCAGGGTGTCGCCCTGGTGTGCCGTCACGTTCATATCAGCTCCACCGTGCTGCGCGGGATGCCGAGGATGGCGCTGATCGCCCAGCGCGCATCGCGGCGCAGATCGTCGACGGCAGGGTTCAGCGCGTCGGCCTGGCGGTGGCCTTCGTTGGTGGTGTCAAAATCGCGCATGTGCTCGGTCACGTCGGCCTTGGCGATGCAGCCGACGGCGCGTTCGTAGCGATGCTGCAGGAGGCTGATGTCGTCGATCTCCTCGGCGGGCACGGCAACCAGCGTGGCATGGCCGGCGGCCACCTGGGCGAGCCGCCAGGCATCCAGCTCACCGTTGACCGACGCGATGGCCTCGATCAGTGCCGCGCGCAGCCGCTCCGTGGTGATGGAGCTGTCGATACGCTGGCTGGCGCGCAGCCGCACGGGGTCGATGGCGGGCCAGAACGCACCGCTCTCGATGGGTGGCTCGGCTGGGTCGGCGGCGGGGGCGACGACGACGAAGCTCATTGCTCGGCCTCAATATCTCTCTGGCATTCGACGCAGGTCTGAACGCCAGGCAAGGAATGCCGGCGCACGTCGGGGATTTTCCCGGTGCACCGGCGGCAAAAAATGGCCGAGTCCTCATGGGTTTTTCCATCGAGGCCGGAACGGCGCTTCTGCTTTTCGAGCGCGTCCTCGCGTGTCGCTTCCTCGATTTCAGTTGCCCGGTCGAAAATATCGGTCACGCGGCGCTCCGTCTGTCTGGTTGTGGGCGGTGGCCGGTGGCTAAACCCGATGGATCGTCCATGGGTCGCCACCGGGCCGCCCGGTGCGGGGGCCGCTCGGTATCACCCCGCGCTGCCGGTGGTGTCGCCGGCAGCAGGAGGTGTGTTCTTGATGTCGCGCTCCAGCAGCTCGATGTCGCGCTTGACGCCGACCTTGTCGTGCAGGCCAAAGGCGCGCCTGAGCCAGCCCAATGCGACCGGCTTGTCGCTGTCGCGCATGGCGTAGCCCAGGGCCTTGTGCAGTTTGGCGCGCACCTCGTCGGGCATGTCCTGGTCGGCGGTCAGCTCGGCAACGCCTTGCAGTGTTTCGGCCATGGCGCGGCCGGCTTCCGGCGAGACATCCTCGGCAAGGTCGCGCAGCGCCACGTCGGCGATCTCCTCGGCCAGCAGGCAGGCGGCGCTGCGCTTGTACTGGTCGGGCATCACCAGCCGGTGCTTGATGACATAGCGGCCGATATCGAGGGCACCGGGCAGATCGCCGGCATCGATGCGCCACACCATGACGGTGGTCAGCACATCGTCCTGGACGCCGTGCTCATTGCTGAGCGCGCCGTCGATCCAGGCGGCGTATTCGGGCAGCACCCGGCGCTTGTATTCGGCTCTTTTCTCCATCGACTGGATGCTCTTGAGCGAGCGCCGGTCTTCGGCCAGCTTCATCAGCATCAGCTCGTAGGCGTTGGCGTTGACATGCTGCTCGGGCGCGCCGGCTGCGGCGCGATGTTCGGCGGCGGTGCGCTCACGGTGCGCGCGTGCCGGACTCATCGGGGGGGTCATGGTCGCTTCCTTTATCTGGCTGGGCGCGCGGATCAGGCGAAGACGATGTTCTCGGCCATCGCGGCCAGTCCGAGATCCTCGATCACGAAGGCGTCATTGCTCGACTCGTAGTTCTCGTAGCGGTCGCGCTTGACGTTGTCGACCATCGTGCGGCGACGCGAGCCTTCCTGGTAATAGCGCGAGAGGTTGTCGAGGCGAGTGACGAGCAGCGTGCCGGCGGGGAACATCGGGGCGCGCACGGCCTGCAGGCCGCCGACACGTTTCTGGCCGATGATGAGGTCGGCCGCCAGCGCTTCGGAATTGGCCTGCACCTGGTTGACCAGGGGGAAATACTTGTCCGCCAGCAGGTCGCGGCCGAGGATGCACACCAGCTCGGTATCTTCGCGATACCAGGGCTCGATCAGGTTGTTCACCAGATCCATCACCAGGGCGTCGAGGTTTTTGTAACCGTTGGCGGCGGTGATGGCGTCGCCGATCTGCACCACACCGGAGGCGGCAGCGACTTCGTCCATCACGCGCGCGGGGGCTTCGGTGCGCAGCTTCTGCAGCCAGCCGATGTTCACGTCCTGCAGCAGTGGGTTGGCGACGCGGTCGGAGGTGGCGGCGCGCGCGGTGCCGTTGAATCCGATGGTGATGATGTCGAGCGCCTGGCGCTTGAGGATGACGTCGCGGATGCGCGTCTGGAAATCGGGGAACTTGGCCCAGGCGTCGAGCTTGGCGTAGGTCAGGAACGTGTCGTAGTTGGTCTGCGTGCAGTTGTAGCCGCGATCGTCGAGCGCGGTCGGGTCGATCGGCGCGCGGTCGGCGGCTGCGGTGTTGGTGGTGCTGGCGATGGGGCTGCCGATGCCGAGGCCGAGTTTCTCGCCCTGTTGTTCGGTGACGCCGATGTTGTTGACCCTCGACAGGAATTGGCTGGACTCCTGGACTTTGGTCTCCAGTGTCTGCTGCACGCTGGGCGCGGCGACGAACTTCTCCAGCGCGGACGGCACGCCGTTCAGCTGGGCGATCTGGGCGAGGTAGGCATTAAAGGCAAGGCGGGTTTCGTTGCGCATGATGTGGCTCCGGAGGATGAAGGTCGGGGTGCGGTTCGGGT